CTTTTAAGTTCCTGCATGTTGTATGACATGATTTCATAATCAGGAACAGACATAGCAAAAAATACTATTTGACCATGTTCTTTTTCAACTCTTTGTAAAAACTCGTCTATATTTTTATCTGATACTACGTACCAATATGGCTCTTTTAAATCAATTTCTCTAGGTAAAATAGGTTGAGCTATTTGCCTTTCTAAAGGCTTAGTAGTTATATCAACATTTTGTCTACTGGGAAAGAGACTGCAACTGGAGACCATCATCAAGATTATCAATGTTGCGACTGTCTTCTTCAATACTATCAAATACATCTTTTGTTCCTTTATTAACTCTAGGTTCTAGTAAAGAAGGTTTAGCTGCTGCTAATTTAGTCATGTCATGTCTTTTAAATATATCTAAATATCTAGACATCTCTAACTGTATTTGTTGATTTTTATTTTGTATTTCTAACAAACCCTCTGTCTGCAAATTAAAATCATTTTGTAATGATTCGATTGCTGCCTTCTGTTCTTGATCTCTCAGTTCATAAGCTTTATTAAGTTCAGATAGTCTAGAGTTTTCATTCCATAGAAAGAGACCTATGATTGTCATAACTGCTATTACTCCTAACAAAATCTTACTCATGTGAAAAATTTTAACTTATTTAAGATGATCCTTGTTTAATTTTTATTGTACTAGAAGAACCACCATTTACTTTAACTATATTTACAACACCAGATTGTTCTAAAATAATAGTGTAACTTTCAGAGTTATTAATATCTAATCGTAAAGAATTACCTACTATCCTTCTGAAGGATATAGATTGTCCTTGAACTATAGTAGTTATTTGTGTTTCTTTATCTTGACCTATTTCTGTGCCCGTAATGTTTACAGATGTAGCTGATTGATTTAATTGATCTTCTTCTTGTGTAAAGGCTAAAGCATCTAATACACTTAATAAATCTTCTAAAAAATTTACATCTAAATAATCTATATCTAATTCTGTAAATTCTAAATCTGCCTCGTTATCTAAAAAATTTTCTGACAAGTAGTCAATTTCTAGATCGTTGAAGTCTAAATAATCTGCTGTAGCTTGTTGTTGATTATCTTCTTGTGAATCTTTTTTAGGCTCTGGAGGATTTACAATCAACATATTGTCAATTAAATCTAATGTTATATCTAATATAACAGGATTGGTAGGTGCTCGTTCAAATGCACTAGCCACAGTAGATTCATAGGGTTGATTAAGTATTACCATTCCCATAGCAGTTTCTACTGTAATCTCGCCACTAGATGTACCATCAATATTAGGCAATAAAATAACTAATGATCTTCCTAGTTCATCTACAGTTATAGTAAAATCTGTTCCTCTTATTCCGACTACTGCTGAATTAGTTCGTATTTTAATATTCTTTTTTGATATTTTATTTAGCTTACCTGTAACAAACCTTGCAGTGCCTTTAGCAAAAGTTAGAGCCATTTTAGATTTATCTGGGTCAGGGTCAAAAATAAACTCGTCAATTAAAACTTGTGAATTTTCTGTTAGTCTTATCTGTGTTTCATCTATGAACGTGATGCCCATACGACCATTAGCAGTTTCTACCTTGTCGTAACTTAATATACCAAAGTCTATTTCAGCACCATAGGGTTTGTCTCTTAGAACTTGTGCGTTGCCTCTAAGTTCAGATATAGAACCTATATCAACAGACGAATGAATTTCCTGCGTCTGACTGAGTAACACAAACTGTGCCATTAGAGCCAGCAGATGTAATCTTGAGCCAATCATTATCTGATGTAGATTCCTGATCTATGTTAAAAGTCCTGTCGTTACCAGTATGATCTAGGTAGAAATAACCGCCAGCATATCCATCACCATCATAAGTTACAGTATTATCATCACCATCTATATCCATGTAGTTAGTCGCACCATCTACATCTATAGAAGATGTAATTGTGTTTCCTCCACCTTGTATGATCCAATCTAAATCTAGGTTTGCTGCTAATGCTGTCATAGCATGATTAAGAGTCATGGTATTTGTATTACCTGTAACCTGTACGTTTACATTAGAACCATCTGCTCCAGTTGCATTTGTCTCATCAGTAGACATATTAAAAGTATTGCTATCGCCTATAAATGAAAAGTAACCAGTGTAGCTATCAGCCCATATATCACCTAAGAATTTATTTGTACTACCTTTTTGTAATATATCTAAGGTCATGGTTGTACCATCAATATCTAGTGCAGTCATTGATCCAGCAGCAGCATCAGCACCACCAATAATGTTACCACCACCACCAACTTGTTCTATGTCCAAGTTAGATGTAGCACCTGACTGATCTATAAATATTTCATTATCAGCCCCGTATATTAGCGATGCACTCATCATCACAACTAGGCTGATTGATAATATTTTTATATTGCCAATAATTTTCTTCATATCCTTCCTGTATGGTTTGTAAAACTGCTGTTTCTATAGCCATTTGTAAAGCTATATTTATTGATTCATTTTCTACTAGACCACTTTCTATTTCTATCAATTCAGTCATATTCTCATAAAACCTAAATACATCTGATGATATAGAAGCACTTAAAATAGATTTGGTAACCAAAACTTCTATTAATATTTTTCCTGTACTAACTGATACTGTACGCAAAGATACAGTAACAGAATCTTGCCTATACTCTTTTGTAGCACCTATTCCTAAGTATCTTGCTCCTGCACCGCCTGATTTAACATTAGACTCATAGCCAATAACCCCACCTTCCATTATTAAACCTGCAAAAAGTAAAGGCTTTACCTTTTGTTTTTCCTCAAAAGTTTCTCTAGTAGTTCTTATAATTTGTCTTTCTTTAGTAAGATTATCTAAACCTTTACGCTCAACAACTGTAAAAACTCCTGAGTGTTTTAACGCTCTAATTAAATAAGCATCAGGAGCTTGTGTTATAGCTGTGCTAAAACTAGCATATTGACTATTAGACCTACGTTGTCCTGTATTATCTTTAAAAGAGTTTGGATATACAGCAACTATTGGTTTTTTCTCAGGCTTCTCTACTTCTGATAATTTCGTGAGTAAAGTTATTATTTCTGCTGATTCTATATTTCTTATAGGAGGTATGCCATTATCTAATGGAGGTATTATTAAAGAACAACTAGAAAGTAAAAGAACCAAGAGGTACAGTAATTTCTGTTGTATTGCCTTCTTCATCTGTAATTATTAGTGTAACCTTATCATCCTCTACTTTATATTCTATTGTGTTGCCTTCTAACTCTAAAGTGCCAAACTCAGATGCGGTTTCACCAAATAGACTATCAACTAGCTGTCTACTTAGTTGTGCATATATTCTACTCTCTAAATTACGTATAAACCTAGCAAGGGTAGTATTTTCTGCTTCTCTTTCTAAATCCTCCACGTAAGCTTTAATTTCCTCACGTATAGCTTCTTTTCTATTGAATTCTTGATTTTCTATAGTTAAGTAATGACTAGATGTACCTATACCTGAAAAGCTGGGATTCTTAAATTTATGTGTCATCTCATCAGCTTCTACTGTACTGATAACAATAGTAGATAATATTATTATGGCTATTATTGTTACTACGGCATCCCATCTATCCATTAGTCTTTTCTCTGGTCATCTCGGTCTGCTTTTGCAATCTTATTGCTATCTATTAACTGTGGCACACCTAGTATGGTTTTTATAAGTGTATCCTGACGAATGATCTCATTGTCTAAACTGCGTACTCTATCAATCAATGCTACTAGTATTCCATGCTGAGAATCTAGTTTAGTACCAAGTCTTTCTTCCATGTTAGATATAAGTTCTGCTTGTTTATCATCTAAAGTATCTAGTTTTGTTTCCATACCATCAATGATTCTGTTAATAAGTTTCCATATAAAAAAACCTAAACCACCTGCTGCTGCTATTGGAAAACCTACTTCATTAATTAAAGTGACTGCTTGCTCCATTACTCTACTGGCTCAAATAATCCTTTTTCTATAAGTATTTGTCTATTACTTAAATGTTCTTGTTCTATTTCATCTTTACTTTGTCCAAAGTAAGCTACAGCTAAATTAGCATCAATCATTGACTGGTTAATATTTTCTCCATCCACTACTACGTTACCTAGTACTCTGCCAAATTTACCTTTTGAATCTTTTAGTTTAGTTTGTATAACTACTTGATTGCCTTGATCTATAGCTTCTTTTAAGAAAGACCCAGCCATTTTTCCTCTAGCCTTCTCATCCAAGTCACGAGTACGTGACTCGGGAGTATCAATACCATATAGACGAACACGAGACCTATAAAGAATATCAAAACCGAGGTCCAAAACAACATCGACAGTATCCCCATCAACAACTCTTTCAACTTTACAACTGTATTCATACATTATCTCTTTTTCCCTTTATGCAAGCCATGTCTTGCGTGTTGCTTACCTGCTCTAGTAGCTGCTCGTTTCTTTTTATTAGCTGCTGATAATTTACGCCTGCCTTTAGGTGTAGACTTTAATCTGTCTATTTGTGCTTTAGGTGCATAGACTTCTCCTGTTTCAGAAGATTTTTTACCACTTGCAGTAGTCCACTTTTGTCCAGTCCATTTTTTTAGACTTCTTTGTGATTTTTTTAATGGCATATTAATCTCCAAACATTGCTATAAAAGCATCTGTCTTTCTAGGCTTTTCTATATATCTTCTTTCAACCATATATTCACATGGTGAGTTTTGCAATAAAGACCAAAAGGATTGTCTACCAGGGTCTATCATTGTTAATATCTTACCTGCATCATAGAGTCTTTTTATTAAAGCTACCCACTTATCTGTATGCACTTCCCAAAAACAAACATCACAAGCTATATATACATCATAATCTAAAGGTAAATCATCACTAAATATATCTATATTTTTAAACTCAGGGTTTACTCCCATCAAATTTGACATTAAATCAAAGTATGGTTTTACACCTTTATCTAAATCAAAGCCTGTAACATCACCACCTTTTTTTTGCATATAGTGTGTTAGTACTCCCCAGCCACAACCTAGATCAGCTATTCTTCCTTTTATACTATCTAACTCTTCAAATGTATCCATAGTAACTAAAGTAGAGTTCCACACTTTATTGCCGTGCATGTGATGGACGTTATTTTTTCTTTTTAGTTTTTTTATCTCTGGATGTTGTGAAGTTGGTATTTCTATATCACCAAAGACTATATTAGTTTTTGTATCCGCCACCTGCTGCCTTATATCTTTTGGCTAGCATCTGAGCTTTACGAGCACTCCATTGCCCTGATCTGCCACCCTTACTACCTGCCTTTATAGAATTAAATAATCTCTTTCTCATAGCTGGTTTAGTATAATTGCCAGCCTCATTAACTCTGCTTTTAGATTTCTTTGTTTTTCTACCTTTTTTTAATTCTAGAGATTCTAAAGTCTTTGCTTGTCCAGCATGTGCTTTACTAGCTTTCTTTAGTTTCTCTGCTACTCTTGTTATTGTTTTCTTTGCTCTGCTCATCCTAAAAACCTTGATGCTATTATTGTTGCTAGTATAAAAGGATATACTCCCCATAGTATAGCCTCTAATTTATCAAATCTTTTAGAGCCAGCTTCTAGTCTAGCATCTATACTTTTGTAAATTAATTTACATTCTTTTTCATGCGACTCAATCGCATTTAAAGCATCTTTAGCTGTTGCCATCTTTAGATTCAACTGTAGAAGCTTGTTGCTTTGCCTTTCCTATATTAATAGCTAATAAGTCAATAAACTTATAAAGTTTACCTACTAGCTCATCGTCTTTAGGTGTAGGTGTTGTAGCAGCAATAGCACTTGCTACAGTTACAGCCATAGTTAAATAACTGACTATATCCATTATCATTTCCATTACTTTTCTCCTATCTTCTTAGTCACAGATTCTAATTGTGGTTCTTCTTTTTTAGATTCCTTTGCCGTTCTTTTTATTTGCTCCATAGTTTGTTTACGCAATATAGCTATGGATTCTATTTCAGCACCTTTCCAAGCACCTCTTTCTGTTGCTACGTCTAATGTTTGTAGCACGTTTACGAAGTATTGTTGTTCCATAATTTATCCTAAAGTTTTTACTACTGAATTAGGAGATATTTTGTGAGCTATTTCTCCATCTAATTGTGCTTTCAATTCTGTAACAGTATCGGCATTATGTTCATTTAAAGCTGCTTCAACCCACCCTTGTACTTTAGCTGCATCTAAACTTGACCAGTTTGTAAAATTAGATAAATCAGAAATATCTAGCTTTATCGCTCCGTAAGTCTCTGCAATAAGCGGGTTACCCTCTGCATTTTTATTAGTGTCGTCAGTAGCTTTTAATCTCCAATGCACATTATAAACGACATTAGATTTACCACTTTTTGTTGGGTATACATCACAAGTTGACACGTCCCAAGTATAATTTATTGCCATATCTTTATCCTATTTTTACTGCAACTAATGGTCTGCCATCATCCATAGTTGTCCATATCTTGCCTACACATAATTGATACTCTTCAAACGTAGGTGTTGTTTTAGCAACACATTCTATGTTACTACCATTAGCTTGTGGGTATACATAATCACCGACACTAAAACTTCCTGTTATATTTACTGGAACTTGTCCGCTAAATGCTATCCTGTCCACATTAACTCTTGCTGCTTCTCGTCTAGTTTGCCAATCTTTCCAAGCAGTTGTGTATTCAGTTTTGCCTTCATCTGTGTATCTCTGAGGTTCTTTTTCTGTCCACCAAGTATCACCACCTACATATGATGGGTCTGTTGATTTAATTACAAAACTTTTTGCAGCACTAAATGTTTTGGTTAATTTTCCATCAGCATCTACACCACAAACTTCACCTTTAGCTATATCTGCACAACCATCAGATTTGAGCATGTATTCAGCATAGTCAGCACCACTTGCGTTAATAGTTCCACCTGCGTTGATTGACCTATTATTTCCTGTGTGTCTGCCTACATGTAAAGCACCATGATTAGTGTTGAAACCTTCGCCTGACACCACAAGCATAGTTACAGCTTGTGCGTTTGAACCGCCCCCGTTTCCTACAAAAAATGTTTCTCCATCAGATTCACCTGAACCATAGACTAATCTTAAACCTCCGTTACCAACTCCAACATTTCCAGTGCCTCCCACAAGTAAATTACCTGTTGTGCCAATCCTCGCTCTTTCGCTATTTATGATACTAAAAACCATACCTAAGCCACTAGCTGTGCCTTTTAAATGACAAGCTG